GTGATTTTTCATTCGCGCAGTGCCAAATTCTTGAGCAATTGCGCGAGCATCGCTTTGTATGCCCATAAATGATTCAGCAACCCTGTCCCCGTATTGAGATGCAAGTTTTTTCTTTGATCTAACAAGCCCCTTTCCTTCGCTCATTTGTTTGAGCTTTTTGCCTGATGCCGTAGTTACTGCGGCAATTACGGTATCGGTTTCAGTAATGTATTTGGAACGCCTGTCGCGTTTGCTTGGCCTACGCGCTTCAACAATAAGCGAAAGGAACAATGCGCCAGTATCTACAGGAGCAAGGCTTTGCGCTTGCCGCAAGACGGGTTGCATAGCTTCACGAACCGCAGGGACAAGAATTTTGCTATTGGCTTTTTTGTCGCCAATTTCTTCTGCTAGTTCTGCAAAAACTTTTTCAACGTCACCAATTCCTTCAAGTTTAATGGTAACGCCGCCGCCCATTTAAGTCACCTTGATGATTTTGTTGTAAATCGTTTGATTGAGTTTAAGCGCATATTCCACCACCTCATCAGGTGTCATTTTATCAGCGTGTTGCTTGGCAATTTGATGCGCTAGCGTAACCGCCGTCATGCGTTGTTGTGTAAACCCAAACCAATCCTTGCGAGTATCGGCTTGGGTTAACAGGTAACTCAAAAGGTCTGTACTATCTTTTATTGTGGTCATTTATTCTGTTTCAGGAAAGTAAGCAGACAAGTACAAAAGAACAGTATGTTCTTCCGTGTCGGGGTCAGCCTTTGCAAGCGCATCAGCCACCTCTTTGGCGTCCAAGACCATGCCCCTGACAACAACGTCAAAAGGCAGGTAAGTGCTAACCATAAAAGTCAGCGCATCTTGAAGGTCGGTCATGTGCTTGCAGACCAGCCGTATTGGTTACCACGGGGGTGAATGGTAAAAGTCACTTTGGCTTCAGCGCCGGGAGCAGAGTCAATTTGCCACTGCGAAACACGACCATTAAAGGCGTAGTTCACAATACCAGTACCATCAGTTGCGCTGATAACAAAAGTGCGGTCAATCGTGCCGTTGTATGCATCGCCACGGAGCAACAGCAAAACGGTGTCTGATGGATTCCAAGCCGCTGTGATGGTCATGCTCGTAGGAGCAGATTGCACAGGGATTTTGTCCGATTGACGCGAGCCAGCGATACCGAATGACGCAACAGCATCATCTTGACCGAAAGCGGGGATAGCTTCCACAGGCACTACGTTGCCAGTAACCGCCAAAGCAGCTACGGTAGCGTATGTAGACAGACCCGCAGTAGACAAAGCGGTAGGGGTCGTTGTTGGCTGTGCGTATAGTGTTGCACTAAAGCCGGGCAAGATTTTGGTTGGGAGAGCCATTTGAGTTTCCTTTTAAAGAGTTAAAAAACTATCTTATGCTGGAATATCTAAGGTGCAATCCAAAAAGACTTGCCCCAATTTATCTTCGTTATCGTAGCTGTTATAAAGCCACTGAACATCTGCCTTCGATATATTGAAGCCATTTGTTGCGCCGCCAAACAAACCACTGTAACCGTGTAGCGATTGTAATATCTGATTTGAAATTGTGAAACCGTCTTCTATTACTTGGGTGAAGACCGAAATTTGGAAAGTCGGTCTATCAATGCCTTTAATCGACTGATAAACGCCTGTATATACGGGTTGGTGAACATTTCGTAGCATCCATGTTATAAACTTGGGCTGTGTCGCAAAGTTGCGGTTAAACGCCGCATATACAGGCACAGGCGTGACAATGCTTGCCAGTTGAAACTGGATTGCTTTGCCGTATTGAACGGGATTCTGTTGTGTTGTCATACCGCCGCCACTGGGTCATTTCTGACGCACATAATCATTACCGTCATCCGATCATCGGCTTCACGGACGTTATCAATACGCCAATCAAAGCCACGCCAGTTAATTGAGTACAGATTTTGATTGTCAATCATTTCTTTGGTGTTTGGGGTGTAGTTCAGCGTAAAGTTAACAATGTCTGAATACACACGGTATTTGTCAGAAATTTTTACATGATTAGCCACCGAATGAACTCGCGCCCGAGTTGCAAACCACAATGTCTGTGTTGTGCTTTGCTCACCAAATGAACTCTGCCCAAACGACAGCGTGTTCACCGTGATGTTTTCAAACCGAGCAATTGCCATTTACATCACCAGTGGTTTGTAATTTCTCAAAAGCGTAGCCACGCCAAAAGGAATTTCCCGCAACATTCCGTCCGTTGTGTTTGAACGTTGGTTATAAAGATGGGTCAAAAGCAACAAACCAGCTTGTTTAATAACGGGATAAGCCGCAATTGGGTTAGCCACTGTGGAGTAATTCACGATGATTGGCGCAGTCATTACTGAATTGATACTGGTCGGTAAGCTGTTCAAAATCACTTTGTTGCCTGAAGCATCGTAGTAATAATTGGTGCTTGTGATAGTCGTGTATACCGGAGGAAATGAATCATCCCAATACCCAACCGAATCAATTGTTACGCCAGCCAATGTTGAATTGCTGTTTTGACTCACTTCAGGCAAGTCAAGGCATACGGGGGATGCAACAAGGCTTTCAGAACCGTACCAGACGCGATAAGACAACGGAAAGATAGACAGACCAAGGTAATCCTCAATTGCTTGTCTTACAGCCACTTCTAGGCCCGTTAAATAGCTGTCTTGGCTTTCATCATTAAACAGGTTTAATTGTTGGCTGATTTGCTCCAGCGTTAACCATGCGGTTGAACTATCACGGGTAATCTGTTCAACTTTGACGTAGTTAAACGGATTGCGGGTTTGCGCCCCAAAAGGCGCACCTTGTTGATAGTCGTTAACGCTCATTAGACACCGACCAAACGGATGCCAGCAAACGGGTCGCGGACGGTACTGACCAAACGTTTTTCAGCATATAGGGTTATGAAACCGGGCGCAGTCTGCTCCATTGCTTGAATTGACATTTCTTCAACATCAGCAATGGTCACAAAACGAGGCCAGTTAGCTAAATAGATATTGAACTTGCCAGCGCCAGTGGTTTGCATATTGGAATTTGGGATCACAGGGAAACCAAAAATATTAACCACAGCGCCACCGTCACCATCACCAACTTCAGGAAATTGTTTAATTAATGCCGCGCCGCCAAGGCTTCGCAACTCGTGAATAGTTTGTGGATGCATCATCCATGCAGTGCCGGGAAGATTCCAATATTGCGATGGAAACAAACGAGCCATATCTGCAATGTCAGCATAGGTTACTGCCGCCGCTGCTTGACTAAATGTTGCAATTGAATGAATACCGTTAGTGATTGCCGTGCCGCTTGAGCCATAAGCTGATGCGCTTGCAGTCGTATACATATTTAAGCCACGCAAGCCGCTTGTGCCGCCTGTGGTGGTTGTCGTTGTGCCGCTTTGGTCGTTGTTTAAGACCATTGATGCGCCTTCAATAGCTGCAAATTCCAGCATTAAATCTTCAACAATTGTTTCATTTAAATAATTGACATCCGACATAACTGCTGAACGAATTGGCAATTGAGCAGAAATAACTCGCGTTGGCAATTGCCAAATGGTTGTGTTGGTGTTTGGTGTTCCGCTATCAGGCGTGAACGTATAACCAAACGGGTTTGTTTGATTTGCCGCATTACCTGTTTTGGCTACAAACTGCACGCTTGAACCAGAAGCAGAGAGAACACGCGACATTTCACGAATCGGGTTTGCATAACGCAGTGCAGCAAAGGCGTTATCAAAAAATGTGCGACCACCAACCCCGTCACCAGAGCCTGTGATTGCAGACGCTTCGCGCAAGTCAATGCTGACTTTATCGCCCGTTTCTAGTGTTTGCTTAATGCTTGTGAGGATGCGTTTGGTGATGGTCATGTTATTTTCCAAGAGATGTTAAAAGGAGGGGGCCGTAGCCCCCACCCATCTGCCTATCAGGTAGCAGTGCCAGTAGAACGATAACGCACACCAGCGTTAGGGTCACGAACCGATGTTGCCAAACGTTTTTCACCGAAGAAGGTGATATAACCGGGCAATGTTTGGTCGTATCTACGCATAACCATGTTCAAACGGTCAATGATGGTGTGGAAACGTGACCAATCAGCAAAATACATTGGGTACAGGCTGTTTGTGCCAGCAGAACCAGTTGTGCTTTGTGATGGGTTGTCCAAGTACTTGTTCATCACCACATCAAAGCCCAACATCTGACCAATGATGCCATCGGGGTTCAACGATTCAACAGAGTTGAAAATTGGACGACCGTTGGTGTCTTGCAGACCACGGATTGCTTGAGCCAAGATAGGGTTAACCATCCAGCGAGCGTTTGCAGTCCAGTATTGCTGTGGCAAAGCATACATAGTGTTGATAACGTCCTTGTATGTGATTGCGTTAGCGCCCACAGTGTTGACGTTAGAAGTCAACTGGTCATAAGTGGCAAGACTGTGCAAACCGCTTGTTGAACCAGTGCCAGATGTGCCAAAAGCCGCAACGGATGATGTGCCGCCAGCGTATGTGCCGTTAGCGCCAGCGTATTGGTCAATGCCACGCAGACCGTTTGTGCCGCCGTAAGGGTTTGTGCTTGATTGTGCGGCTTGGTCGTTGTTTTGAATCATCGAGAGGGCTTCGCTCTGCGAAAATTCAGCCAACATATCGTCAACCACGTTTGCTTCCAAACCATCAATGTCATCCAAAGCCGCAGTACGGATTGGAAACTGGACGTTCAAATCTTGCAAAACCAATTGCCAAATAGAAGTGTCTTCAGTTGTCGTTGAACCGTTGTTTTGGATGGTATATCCCCAAGCAGCGCCAGCGTTGCCCGTTTTTACGCGAAATTGATATGAAGAACCATCAGTGGCAACAGTGCGAGACACGCCGCGCATTGGGTTCATCAAACGCAAAGCAACAAACGTTGGATCGTAAGCAGTGCGACCGCCTTTACCGTCACCGCCACCTGTCAAAGCAGATGCTTCAGCAATGTATGCGCCGTATTGACTTTCGTCCTCAAACATTTTGAGTTCTTTTTCTACGCGATTGTTTGCTTTGTAGAAATTGCTCAGTTGCTCACGCACAGAACGGTTCACATCTTGGCGAACAGTTTTAGCGGGGGCTTTAATAATTGTAGGAATGTTGATAGAAGCAACTTTGGCTTCCAGAGCAGAAACCATTTCTTGCATTTCAGCTTTAACAGCTTCAACAGCGGCAGGAATTTTTGCTTCAACAGCGGCAACGGCATCAGCTTGTTTAGCTTCGATGGCGTCCAGTTTTTCAAGAATAACTTGTGACATGATTTAACCTTTAAGTCGTTGGTCAAGGAGTTTAAGAAGTTCGCGTTGCTCAAGAGCCGCGAGAATCTTCGCTTCGGTTGCCTCCGCATCAGAATCGCTCTGACTTGGCGCACTTTCAATCGGCTCTTTTACAGCATCACGCTGTTCAATTACCGACTTGAACACAGATGCGGCGGCAACCGACATCTGCTTGGACAGACCTGCATCCCGCAAGGCTTCTTCCAATACTTTTAAATCAGCAGAACCATCTGGTCGGAAATATTCCAACTTGCTGACGTTTGCTTCTAAATTGTTGGGGTACATCACTACACTGACTTCGCGCAGCCCGCCTTTAGTGATTTGAAAATATGCTTCATCGCTTTGGTCTGGTTCGCCATCAGCGTTGACCATTTGATAATCTTCTGCGTATGCGCCAACAGAAACACCGCCAAACATGACGGGGCTTTCTTGCATAATTTGGTAAAGGTCTGCACCTGCGCTGGTATTTGTGTAAATGCGCCCTGTGGCAGTCATTCCAGCTTCAGTAAATTCAAATTGCGTCCATTCGCCTACTGGCATTGCGTCCGCTTGATGATTTACAAACATCGGAAGGGGTCGGCTTTCCTTGGCAAAGGCTTCAGCCCAATCCATAAAGCCTTCGGGCTGATAATTAAAGCGCCTACCGTCAGCGCCTTCACGAGCGCCCCATGTGGTTACGGTTGCTTCAATAGCGCCAGTTTTTTGACCCTGTTTCTCGACTATTAGCCGAGCTTCGCAAATCATCGTCAAGTTTTGTGTCATGGATTACCTCATCGACTTTGGTTCTGTCAATGTCGTGTATTAACTTAGGTCGCCCACGGGTCGGACGTTCTTTTGACTTGTAGTTGTGTAGCAATGCTACCACTTTTTGAAAATTCGTTGACATTTATTTGCCAATGTTCATTTTCTTTGTCTGGTTCCCGCCGCCGCCACCTGTATCTTGTGCTGAACTGCCAATAGGTTCAGGCTTGGCGTTATTATCCTTCAATTCGTCTGCGCCTTCAATATTGGGCATATTTAGGTATTCTCGCGCCTCATTAGGCGTCATAATTCCCGCGCCTACGCCAGCAACGGCAAAATTCATTTGGCTTAACGGGTCACCCTTAAGGAAATCCCGCGTATCAAATTGAATACACAAATTAGGATAGCCAACAAAAAGATGTTGTTTTAATTTTTGCTGAATGTTAATTGTAAGAGGATACATTGACGATTTATAAAATTCGTCCATCATCGTCTGAGTGTTGTTGTATTTTTGGTCGGCAATTCCAATCATTGCTGGCGGCACACCAAACAAACCGCAAATGCGTTTCATTGTTTGCAATTTTAAATTTGCCGCATCCGTATCTTGCAGGGTCAGCATATTCAAAGGCGTGTATTTCATGCCTTGGTCAAGCAGCATACCTTGACCCGCTTTTGACGGGTCGGAGGTTTTGCTACTAACCATTGCTGACCATGCTTCCTTAAGCCGAGCCGCAATTTCCTTGTATTTTGCGTCTGGAATTACGTTTTCAGTAGTAAACATCCCGCTTGGCTTTGCGCCGTTTTGCATGATGTAGTTGGCATA